GAACCAGTCTTACTTCCTTTAAAAAGAAGCCTATAGCCTTCAAGCCATCCTGTTCCTGCAAGTCTAGCTTTTGGGCATCTGTATTTCATCTGTGCTAGGTTAAGGTTGCTTCCGTATGCAATGTAGTATTTCATCATCTTTTACCTCCTTAAGCGGTAGCTCCAGGTCTTACTCCTGACCTGAAAGCTGCATCGCCTGGTAATCTTCTGGTTAAAACTTCTCTTGCAGTTTTGTATTCATCGCCTACAAAGCCAAGTCTAAGAAGCCAAGTTCTCATAGCGTATTTTGGATTGTCGTGTTGTTGTGGCTTTGGGCTTGCTGCCTTTGCTTCTTTAGCCATTTCTGAAAGGGCTAAGCATAATTGAATGTAGCTTTTAAGTTCGCCTGCGTGTAATCCGTTTTGTTTTCCATCAGCTGGTGCGTTGAATTGGAAAAGTCTAAATTCAATTGTGCCTTTTGTAAATGTTGCATGGTAGTTTAGCATGTGGTATCTGGATTCGTTGTAGTGTTGCATTCTGCCATAATCAGCTCCTTGGCTTTTGTACCAAATGTCTGCAAAATCGCTTAATGTTTCTGGTTTCTTTTTGTTAAGTTGCTTTAAGAAGTTAGGGCTTACCATTCTGCAGTATCTTTGAACTCTTAAATCATCAAGGTCTAAGGCAACTTTAAGTAATCCTTCATGGCTTGCCATAATGTTTGCAAGGTTTCTTAAGGTTTTAGCTGTATGTCCGTTTGCTCCAATGTGAATGTGAACTCCGCATCCCCTTGTGGCATCACTCTTTGCTCCCGCCTTTCTTAAAATTCTGATGATCTCTTGTAAGGTTTCAATGTCTGAGTATGTAAGGATTGGTGTTACAAGTTCGCATTTCTCATCATCGTTTCCTTGAATGCTTGAGTCTCTTTGGAACTTCCAAATGCGACCTTGGCCATCCTTGCATGCCCATGTGTAATAACCGTATTCGTGGTTGGCATCATAGCTTACAGTTCCGAAGAAGTCGGCAATTAGTGTTGCTGCCTTTTTTCTTGTGATGTTGTTCATTTCAACCTCAACACCGATTGTTTGGCTTTTCATCTCTTTGACTTGGTTTTCTATTCTTTCGTTCATGCTTTTTCCTCCGATGCTTTTTGGGATATTCTCCCTTTCGCATGTGTATATTCGCTCTAAAAAAGATATATATCAAGTCATTTGAGCATAATAATTTACACAATTTTTTACACTAGTTTTTGTGTAGTTTTGTCGGTTTTATAACCCTGCAAATATCCTCTCCATATACAACAGAAAGTGAGCTACCATTGTCCCATGAAACCATAATAGAACCAATGTCATCTACACCCATAACTGTACCAAGAGTACCTACAGGCGGTGCTTGAACATCATCCATTTTTAACAGTTCAACTCTAGTTCCAACTGGGTATTGTTTTCTTAATCTTTCCAGTGTTTCTTGGTTCATAGTTCTTTACCATCCTTACCGATTAGTTTGATTTGTGTGATGGTTCCGTTATGAAAAAGAGAAATGGCATATTCAATTGCTTTCTCTTCACTCCATCCAAGAGAGCTGATGTAGTAATTCACAAGGTAGTCCATTCCAGATCTCGATGTGTTGGTTTCATCACAAAGCTTATATAGCTGTTCGCGTTTGTTTTCCATTTAAAAGACCTCCTTAATTGGTATTACATACATCGCTCTAAACGGAGAAAATATCAAGTCATTCGAGCACTTTTACTCATTTTCTTCTTCAGGGAGTTTCACATCTTCATATTTATACTTTTTACCATCGCGGATTAAGTAAACATCATCAGTGTCATCATCCTTAAACGCAATGTATCTCTTAACTGCAACATCGATGAACTTTGGTTCAAGTTCCACACCATAGCAAACTCTATCAAGCTGCTCACAAGCAATAAGAGTTGATGCTGAACCTAAGAAGCCATCAAGGACAATCCCATTAATCTGCGTACATTGTTTTATCAAGTAAGCAATAAGCGGTACAGGTTTTGAACTTGGATGGGAGAAGCCGTCCATCACACTTGATTTAATTGAGTCAAACTCAAAGATAGTTGTTTGCTTTTGATCTCCATACCAGATGTGCTTACCATCTTTTCTCCAACCCCAGATGATTGGTTCCATATTGAATTTCCAGTCAGTTCTCATAAATGGTGCTTTAGGCTTTTTCCAAATAAGGCCAGCGCCAACTTTAAATCCTGCATCTTCAAATGCATCATAGAAGATTCTAGTTTTCATTGTTGCATAGAATTCATAAATGGAAGCATCCTTTGCCATCGCGTTTTTGAAGTTTGTAAAAGCCTTAAGTAAGAACTCGTATCCTTCTTTATCGTTTAGATCATCATTAGTAATCGTTCCGCTCGTGCTTTCAAGTTTTACAAAATATGGGGCATCAGTGCATACAAGGTTTACCTTAGTATCACCTAATAAGGTCTTAAAAGTATCTGGGAGCGTTGAGTCACCACAAATAACTGTGTGCTTACCAAGATGCCAAATATCGCCTGGCTTTGAGAATGCTGGTTTCTTTAATTCCTCATCAACATCAAAATTATCTTCTTTAGCCTCATTGTCAGTATCGAAGAGCGCATTTATTTCTTTGTCATCAAAGCCTGTAAGTGAAAGGTCAAATGCCTGTTCCTTTAAGAAATCTAACTCGACTTTAAGTAAGTCATCATTCCATCCAGCGTCTTCAGCAGTTCTGTTATCAGCTAAGATGTAGGCCTTTCTCTGTGCTTCACTTAGGTGAGACTCTTTTATGCAAGGTACCTTTGTTAGTCCTAGTTTCTTTGAAGCATAGTATCTGCCATGCCCACAAAGAATCGTGTAGTCTTCAGAAACGATGATAGGATTTAAAAACCCAAACTCTCTAATTGAAGCTGCTATCTTTTCAATTTGTGCTTCATTATGAGTTCGGGCATTATTCACGTAAGGTATTAATTTTTCAATTTCAACAATTTCATAAGTAGTGTTTTTGTCTGCCATATTACACAAGCCCCCACTCAGCAAATTTTTCAAATCCACCTAAATCGTTTATATACTCTTTTGCAATTTCAACAATCTCGCTATAAGGTCTACCATCAACAGTCTCATCTCCAATAGCACAGGAAAGTTCAACAACCTGACCAGTTGATTGAGCCTTAAGCCAAGCGTAGATGTTTATTGATACATCGGCTTTGGATGTATCTTTGCCCCACAAGCCACCGCCTGTAACTGAATCAGCCATGTCAGAGCCAAGCTTACGGTTAGTAGCACCTGTATCAACATCTGTTCCACCAGTCCAGTAGCCGAGCGGATTAATAGTAGCTGAAGGATAAATTCTCTTTAGCTCTTCAGCCTGTGTGTTTGATTGACAAATGATTAGCTTTTTACCATCAAGGATGTATTTGCCATCATAAGGAAATCTTGCAAAAATCTCTCTTGCAATCCTTGATAGTGTTTTTTGTTCTTTTGTAAGTGGGACACCACGGAAGATGCCATTGTCACCACATCTGATTTTTCCTTTTTGATTGTTTGCAAGCTGTGGGTCCTGTGGAACTTCAACATAGTCCACACGCACATTACCAGCAATGCGCTTCACAATTTTATTTATTTCTTTTCTATCCAAGAATACTGATGTTTCGGTGATGATGTGACACTTGCCATGTCCAATCAAAACTTCAACAGCGATTCTAGGGTTTTCTTGGGATGCATAGGCTAAATCAACAATTGCCCCTGCAATCCTATCTGCAACCTTATCAGGGTGCTTTGGGTTTACCTTCTCGAACATTTACTTTCCTCCTTCAAAAATGTGTATTTGTTGTCTAGATGTTAGGTATTATGCAGAAGATGTGGCACTCTAGACGATGTCTCATCCCTTAATACTTGGTGTCTTTTGGCCTTAAGACACCTGTCTTTTTGCTGTCTTTTCCGTATCTTTTCAGTCTAAGACATCGGTATCTTGGTTGTCTTGCGTACTTAAGACGCTCGTCTTCCAGACTTTAAGACTTGCAAATATACACAATAAAGCGGGAGATACCGCGATATTTTGCCAATATCCACCAATATTCCCCATTAAGACCACGTCTTTTTGGTCTTAAGACTGCTGTCTTTTCACGTCTTTTGGCCTTCAAGACGCGTGTCTTTCCGTTATCTTTTCTTAGTCTTAAGCAAAGCTTCCATCATAATATCGCTGTCTTCTAGCTCTTCCATACCAGCAGAACCGTTGTCTTTAACGATCTGATAGATCTGAAACCAAGTAGCATTTATTTGCTTCATGTAGGTTTGACCCATCAAGACATAAGGTGATGCAATTGCTGCTGATGTAGTAGGGTGCTTTGCAAGGAAACCATAAGTTGATAGTGCGTTCTCACATTGAATCCAACGTGCTACGCTCATCGCATATTGCTGAACCAGTTGTTTAGCTACGAGCTTGTCACAGCCTTTTTTCTTTAGCCAAAGGTAAGTGGCTTTGTAAACACGCTCCGCTTCCATGTCAGTTCCATCTTTTTGTTTTGCCTTCATGAACTCATCAACAGGAGGACATTCGACTCCTTCAAGTTCATCAGGAGTAGGCAATCCATTAAGGCCAACCATCTCGCCATATATAGTTGCGTGAGCAGTAGTTTTCTTTCCTGAATTTGTACGCCTTCCGCCTCTAGCAGTTCCGTCTTTTGCCATTTTCACTCACACTCCCTTTTTCTAACAAAATCTCGTAGGCCAAGATATCTGAATGAAACAGAATGGATTTAAAATTCCATCCTTCTTTGATAAAACCATTTATGAATTCTTGTAATTCTTTACTTGCAACCAATCTTGGTTTAGTGCTACGAAACAGCTCTATTCTTATTTCTTTATCCATGTTATCCTCCTTTTATTTTTTGAAAAATTATTGTTTGCATTTTCAAATTCGTGGGTCAATCACCCGTTTGAAATCAAAAAAATTAGCGTATGAGCCCACGCCCGCTTCCGAGCCTCTTTAGGTTTTAAGATTCACATCCCCCTAGGGGTTAGAACACGCGTCTATCACCTAAAGCAATGTGTCTTTTGTTGTGACATGACTTACAAAGAGCAGCTAGATTTTTCCATTCATTTGTACCTCCCATCCTTACAGGTAAAATGTGATGGACTTCCTCAGCAATAACCATTCTTCCTTCCTTCAAGCAATCCTCACACAGTGGGTGTGCTTTGATGTATCTGTTTCTGGTTCTTTGCCAATTGTTCCCGTATTTATGTTTTAGCTTTGGATCTCTTTGGTAGTCGTTATAGTCTTTGTTTGTTTTCTTTTTGTGCTCATCACAATACATCCCGTAGGTTAGATTAGGACATCCTGGATAAGCACATGGTTTCTTTGGTTTGTATGGCATCCATGTCCTCCTTTCAGGGTATGAAAAAAGGCCAGCAGCGCTAACTGTTGACCTATGTTTTCTTTTCGGGTTTCCCCATTATAATCATACCACAGTCAATACCCTGACATGTACTGACATTGACTGACATTGACTGACATCGACTGACATTGACTGACATCGACTGACATTGACTGACATCGACTGACATGTACTGACATTAACTGACATCAACTGACATTGACTGACATCAACTGACATTGACTGACATTTTTTATATCTCAAGAACATCAAGTGCCATTCGGTGCCACCTATAGATTGTTCTTTCAGTTGTTTCTAAAGCGTCAGCTATCTCTTCCCACAGCATGTTATTGATGTAGCGGTAAGTAAGAACGCTTTTATATTCTTCGTTTTCCATTTTTTCAATGGCTGAAACAGTCTCGCAAAGAACCTCATCATATTTTCTTTTCTCATCCTCAATCTTTTCTTGGATTTCCATTAGCTTGTATATCCATTTTAAGAAAGGAGCGTCTTTGCTCTTTGTGCCGTCAACTCTTGGTGTTTCATAATTAGGACTCGAAGGAGATGAGGCAAGCCTATCATATTCTGCGGCTCTTTCTTCCATGCGTTCGATTTTCTTTTTTAACTTTGACGGTCTGTTTAGGAACTCTATTTTTTGGTTTATAGTAGCATTCATCGCCTGCTTCCTCCTTTAATTTTTTTAGTATTGATGTTCCAGAGAACTTTCCTTGACATAACATGTCACACCATTCTGATTGAAAGAACTCCTCACATCTTTGGATTTCAAGATAAGCTTTATAATTTTCGTGGTTTTTCTTTAGCCTCGTAGCAGCTTTCCTGTAATCCTTCACAGCGTTAGATACAATCGCAAAGGCTAATCTTTCATATGGATCAACTGCCATTGTTAAACTCTCCTTTGCTTTTTGTTGAAGTTTTCTTTATCTTCCTTCCTGTACTTTTCAACTTCCTTCATAATCTCAGGTGTTGATTTTTTATAGAATGGGCATTTCTTCCCATTGAAGTATGTATTAGTTAAAATGTCACATTTACCACCAGATAATCTTGCAAAGCAATCTTCACAGCCAAAATGCACACATGGTGGATAGTTGTCGTAGTATTTTTTCATTTGAATTTCCTCCAGTTAGATGTTTGCCTTCACAGCATCAATGAGGGCTGATTGTGTTTTATCTTTATTTCTTAAAGCTGATAGGATGCTTTCATCTATCGTGCCTTTTGTGATTATGTGTTGTATAACAACAGTTTCAGATTTTTGGCCTTGGCGATAGAGCCTTGCTATAGTTTGCTGGTAAAGTTCTAAGCTCCAAGTAAGTCCATACCAGACAAGGTTAGAACCACCTTCTTGAAGATTGAGTCCATGGCCAGCTGATGCAGGATGAATTAAGCCAACCTGTAATTCGCCTTTATTCCATCTTTCGATGTCCTCACTTTTATCAAGCTTCGCATAGGTAATTCCCAGTTCATCCAGTTTCTTTTCAATCCTTTTTAAATCGTGATTGAACCAATACCCGACAAGTAGATTTTTACCATTTGAGAATTCGATAATGTCCTCTAAGGCTTCAAGTTTTCTATCGTGCAGTTCTAGTACTTTACCGTCATCGTCATAGACAGCACCATTTGCCATTTGACTGAGTTTGTTTGCGAGAGTAGCTGCATTTGCTATTGTTATTTCGCCGCCATCTAAGGAAAGGACCAGCTCCTACTTTAGTTCCTCGTATTTTTTCCTTTCTTTATCGTTTAGATAAACAGGATACTCAACCTCAACTAACTCTGGCATTTTAATGTGGTCTTGTGCCTTCATTGAAATTGTGATGTCATTGATTCTTTTGTAGATTAGCTCCTCAGCTCCATCTTTGGGTTTATATGTGAATATGACCTGGCCATTTCTTTTATCGGGTAAGAAGTACTCATCACGATATCCAGAAATAAACCTTCCGAGTCTTTTTCCCATGTCAAGAACCTTAAACTCAGCCCATAGATCCATTAGACCGTTTCCAGCTGGAGTACCAGTTAGACCGACAATCCTTTTTACTTTAGGTCTTACCTTCATCAGGCTTTTGAACCTTTTTGCTTTTCCATTCTTGAAGCTGCTTAGTTCATCCACAACAACAGTATCAAAGTCGAACTTCCAATTCTCTACAAGCCAGCAGACATTTTCACGATTTATGATGTAGATGTCGGCAGGTTGGTAAAGTGCTGTCATCCTTTCTTTCTCCGTCCCAACTACTACTGAGTATTTGAGGTCTTTTAAGTGCTCCCACTTTTTGATTTCATTAGGCCAAGTTTCTCTTGCCACACGAAGAGGTGCTATTATTAGGATTTTGTGTGATGTGAAATAGTCGAATAGGAGATCATTTAATGCAGTAAGTGTTATAGCTGTTTTACCTAACCCAAGCCCATATCAAGTAAAATGGCAGATATGGGCTTGTTTTTTATAAAATCAATTGCATACTTCTGATATGAATGTGGATTAAATTGCATTGATTTTGTACCTCCTTTCATGAATTGATAATTTCTAGCACCTTGCTCAGTTCACTATGAAACTTTGCATGCTCGGCTTGTGAAGAAAAAACTCTCAAATTATTAGGGTCATTGTTTCTTATGTTTCCATCAACGTGGTGAACAACCTCATCTGGTTTTAATGGCCTATCAAGCATCTCTTCAGCAATAACTCTATGCTCGTGTCGACTATAAAGCTTTGCATAACCTTTGCACTTTCCTTTTCCTAAACGACTGATTCTTATTTTTTGTCTTGTTTCAGGAACCATCCTTGTAGGGTTTAGTTCTTTATTTAAATTTGTTAGATGAATAGACATATTTGTGTAGTCTTTTAAATCAGCGTACTTTTCTGGATTTCTCGATTTACTACTGAAATCAGCCAGGCATTGTTTACTACAAAAGAAGTGTTTTTTATTTGTGCTAGGACAAATTTCTTTTATCATTTCTTTCCCGCAATAATCACACGTCATTCTTACTTTCATTTAGAACCTCCGTAATAATTCCTTCAATTTGCTCCTCGTCATCTAAAACAAACACTTTAAATCGCATTTGCCTTAATTGCTCATGTCGCTTCAGTTGGAGCTTCCTTGGCTTTTTCCCTTTTTCCTTTACTTCTACAAACGCACATTTGCCAGGGAAGAACAGGATAAGTCGGTCAGGAACACCAGCGCATCCTGGGGATACAAGTTTTAGTGCCATTCCTTTATTTTTCTTTATCTGTTGTACGAGTTTTTGCTCGATTTTCTTTTCCATTTGTTGCTCCTTTATGTGTGTTGTTTTTTCTCTATTTTTAGGTGCGTCAGGTGTATAATGTGCAACCTCTACGACCTCATCCGCCAGAACTTCTCTATATACTATTTTTTGACCTAAAAATCTTCCTATAACAAGTCTTATTAGACGAGGTAGTAGAGGTTGCACTTTTGGACCCTTTTCCTTACTACGTAAGGAAGTCCTCATCAATTTCATTCGTGACGGACAGTCTTAAACCATAAATCACACGCACTCTTTTCTCCGTTCCACGCTTGAAGCCGTACTTTTCAAGAGTCCCATAAAAGTCATTTGTGCTTCTGGTGTACTCATTGTTTTCAGCACTGTATCTGCGGTAAACGGCATAGAGTTGGTTCGAGCTTACATATGCTTTTTTATCTTTCTCGCAACAATCCTCAAGAAAGTGATTGAACCAGTTATTTTGTTCACGATAGCTGTCAATCGCCTCTCTTACCACTGCAGGCATAGTAGGTTTGTACTCAGCTTCAATTACTTTTTTGGCACCTTCAACAATCCACTTCAAAATGTACTCACCAGCATTTTCAAACAAGAAGTCAGCATAGTTTTTGATGTCTTCAGCGCCACCTCTAAGTTTGTTGTTAAATGGAATGACATATAGCCTATCCCAGATTCCATCATCAATCCCACTAATGCGTGGAAGGTAGTTTGTATAAAGTACAAGCGTGTGACAAGGCACATAATGGAATGGGTCCTTATATTTCTTTTCTGCTTGAACTTCATCAGTTGATGTTAGCTGTTTTACCATTGACTCATCCAGTCTTGCACCTTGTTGAAGCTCTGATGCTATCAAGAGTCTTTTACCTTTTGCTTCAGCCATTTCAGGTTTTGTGTTTCGTCTGCATTGAGTAGTTAAAGTGTCAGCAGAGATTTTTCCTGAGTAAAGGCCAAGCGTGCGGAATATGGCATTCCAAAATGTCGACTTTCCATTACCGCCATCGCCATAGGCTATAATCATCCCTTCTTGCATAACCTTTCCAATTGCAGCAAGACCACAAGTCATCTGGACGTAATCTATGAGTTCAGGGTTTTTCGCAAATATTTTATTTAAGCACGCTTCCCATATCTCCTTACCCTTATCACTTGGAGCACAAGCAGTAATCTTTGTGATGAAATCACCTGGATCGTGTTCCTTTTTACCATCCATTCCTTTTCTTAGGTCATAAGTACCACCAGGGGTACAAAGCAAGAATGGGTTTGAGTCAAGGTCGGATTGTGATATTTCAATCATTGGTTTTACTTCTTTTAAGCACGCACTGATGTACTTTGACTCACGTCTTCCAAGCACAAACTTTTTATAGCACTGTGCTTCAGTTTGCTTTTTTAATATTTCCATCTGTTCATCGGTCAACTCGTCCGTTGCTTTTTTGCCTTTTTCATCGATTAAATCAAGCGCGCCACTTTCCTTAAGCTTGGCGTTACATGCAAATATAATCCTTTCAGCCTCAAGGAGCTGTCTTCTGGTAAGCTCGTGAACTACTGCTTGAGCACCAATCTCAGACTCCTCCCAGTATCCTTCCTTAAAACGGATAAAGTGGGTTGATGGAGAATAGCGGAGTTCATTGCTAAAGTACTTAGCAAGAACCGTGGCTTGTCCTACGTCAGTAAAATCTGCAGGAATGTAGGAGTTTGAGTCTATGTACTTATCTGGTGGGATATAGTTTGGGTTCTTTAGAATTTTGTTTCTATAGAAAGTGAGCGCACTTTCCCATATTCCCTTTAGCTCCTTTGAGTCCAGTGGCGGATTACAATTTGATGCGATTTCAAGAAATGCCTCCCAAGCTTCATCAGTTTCACCATATTTTTTGAGCACTTTACCTGCGTAATGTGACATGGTCCCATTTCTTGAACCTTGATTAATGCCATCAGATAGCCTTTTCTTTGACTCTCTTACCATATCCTCAAATGACTCAACGCCACCTAAAAACTCAGATAAGTTCATCGAGCCTTTTACAATCTCACAGTTTGGATCTTCGGTTCCAAAGAAGAACCTTGCTGCATCGAGTGCGTTTCTATCGAAGTATGGGAAGATTGCGGTGATTTTCTTTTTTAGGAGAGCATAGTCCTCTCTGATTGTGATGTTATCAATCGGGAATAAAATGTGGAACTTTGGTCTTGCGGCCTTGCCCCTTTTCTCCTTCATATGGTTTCTTGAGTAATGGACATAAAACGTGACATTAGGAAATGCCTTTTTTACATCATCAACGGTGATCCAGTCCTTTTCTGCATCGCTGTGGTCGTTATCACAGTCAACAGGAAGGCAATTTGAGCTGATAAAATTATCATTATTACGATAGTTGTTTTTGTATCTTGCGCAGACATAGTCCTTGCAAACGGCTTCTTTCAAACTTTCCAAATTGTCTACATTAAACTCATTAGGATAGTTGCAATTACCCGCGTTGCCTGCTATGTCGCTTCTGTATATTGTTATCATTGGTTCCTCCTACTTAGTCTTTTTTATAAAACTCACATTCATAGCCATCAGCCCTTAAAAGCAATCCTTCAGCCCAAGGAGGTGTTTGACCCATGATGTCAGATATTTCTTTTACTGTTGTTTCTTTATCGACTTCGACGATAATTTCGTCATGCACGGTCATTACGATTTTTTGGTTACTTAGGTTTTTCATCGCAAAACACAGTATGTCCCTTGCGGTAGCCTGCACTATGTTTTCCACTAGTTTTGGACCATAGGTATCGATTCTTTCCCATTTCTTGGTGGAGCCTACACCTTCATAAGTGATACACTCACCACCGAACTGGTTTATACCTATTCTAGGTTTCACGTATGATAGTTTTCTGCCCGATGTAAGGGTGATAAAAAGTAAGCCACTTTTGTATGTGAAAGTAATACCATGATGGAGTTTTACTGTTGTTTTTTCCTTCACTGCCTTCATAGCAGCAGAGTCAACATCCCACCAAAACTTAGTGATGTTTGGTGATGCACCACGCCACATGGTAACGATGTCTTCAAGCTCTTCCTCATCAAGTCCCATATCTAAAGCACCCATTGCCTTCATTGCACCAACTGAACCACCATAGCCTAAGGCAAGCTCTGCGATTTTACCTTTTTGTCTTAACTCGCCATTGACTCCATGTTTTACAACTGGTACATGGAACATTTGACTTGCTGATGCACAGTAGATATCTTCACCATTTTTGAATGCATCAAGTCGCCATTTTTCGCCAGCAAACCAAGCGATGACCCTTGCTTCAATAGCTGAAAAGTCTGCAACTATATACTTTTTACCTTCACTTGGTATAAAAGCTGTGCGGACGAGCTGAGATAGGGTGTCTGGAACATCCTCATATAAAAGTTTCACAACCTCATAATCCCCATTACGAACTAAAGATCTCGCTTCAGCTAAGTCAGGGAGATGGTTTTGTGGTAGGTTTTGTAATTGAATCAGACGGCCAGAAAAACGACCAGTGCGATTTGCACCATAGAATTGGAACATGCCTCTAGCCCTATCATCACTACATGAAGCGTTTTTCATCGCTTGATATTTTTTGACTGAGGATTTGGCTAGTTGGAGCCTTAATTCTAATATTTCCTTAACTTCTGGACTTGCTTCTTTCAGCATTTCCTTAACTTGCTTTTTACCTAAACTTTCAACATCAACTCCTATTGTGGAAAGATAGTGCTTTAATTGAATGGCTGAGTTTGGATTTTCAAGATTCGTTATTTCTTGGGCCTTTTGGGTGAGTTCAGTTTTTGATGCCTCATCCATTGAGATGGCTTTATCTACAAGTGTTAAATCAACTCTAACGCCCCTATCGTTTATTTCCTGATCAAGCCAATATTCCTCCCATACCTCATCTGGTACTGGGTATTTTTCTAATCTTTGTTGAATCTCCATTTCAGTTTCAACGTCGCGTTTGTTATAGGCCTTAAACAACTCCCATTTTTCTGGTGCATCATCTGGCATGTTTCTGGTTCTGTAATTGTTAGTTTTGGTAGGGCTGCATGGTACGCAAAAGTACTTAACTAGCTCTTTGCCTTCTTCGAGCTTTTGTTTATCAAGTTTCAAAACATAGCCTACATCTTTAAGTGCTAAAGGAAGCCCTAAGTATGCAGACCAAATAAGAGTGCAGTGCCATGAGCGTGGGTTTAGATAAGTGTGAGGTGGAAGGCCTAAAAAGCGTGATAGACAAACGCGCTCAAACATGGCGTTGTGTGCTGTTTTAATGACACTTTCATCCTTTATTGCTTCTATGATTTGTTCAGGTATTTTCTCACCTTTCATTAAATCAACTACATGAACCTCGCCACCATCGACTGAATAACCAAAAAGGGTGATCTCAAAATCTGGAGACTCTGAGTATTTGTATAAGCCGCATTTCCCAAGGTCAGTAGAGGAGAAAGTTTCTAAGTCTATGTGTAGTTCTTTCATGTTTTATTCCTCCATGTTCTTTATTTGTGCTTTGGGGCAGCAGTTTCCTGCCACCCCTGCACTTGACCTCTTATTTAAGGAAGTCAGCATCATCAACTGTTGCGAAGTCTCTTTCAGCACTCACCTTACCGCCAAGAGGCTCACCATCTCTGATTTTTTGAAGGTGGTTAAGGCCTACGCCAATTCCCTTATTACCGTTGTTGTTGTAAGCAAAGAATGTAATTGATGCTCGTCCATAGACACCAGAGTAAACTTCTGAATGTTCTAAGATAGGATTGCAAGCTGCATCAACGATTCCAGGGGCCTTGTCGGATTTGGCATTGATGAAATATGAGTTTGCGTATGCTTCATCATCGGGTTTATCAATATCGCCATCACGAAGAGGTGTGCGAAGGGAAGCAAGAGGAGGTACAACTTTACCGTTACCTTTTAACTTTGATTCGCCTTCTCTGTAAGCAACTTCAATTGCTGCTTTGATTTTTTCAATTGTCGCAGTATCTGATTTAGGGATAATTAATGAAACTGAATACTTAGGGGTACCGCCATTAACTGTGGCTTTAGGTTCCCATACATTTGCATAACTCCATCTAGTGTTGAAACCAGTGATAACTTTTGTTGATTGTGTTGCACTTACTGCGCCTTGATTAATATTTGTCATAATTTAAAATTTCTCCTTTTTTATTTATTTTTCTTCATCTACGAAATCAGCCGTTGCTGGCATGAATTCTGGTCGTTTATCGCTCTCTTTTACAAGAGCAGGTTTACCTTGTGGCTTGATAACTAAACCACCTAATATTTCCTCGAACTTTGTTTTTCCGAGTAACTTTTGCATTTCTGTGATGCCGAGTAGTTTCTTTTCAAATGGGTCATAACCCTCACTCGCTACAGTACTTGCAACCAATTTTTCGTCTTTGTATTTCCTGATGGATCTACCTTCGACTACTTTCCAGCCTTTCCATTTGTGACCACTTAAAGCCATACCTAATGCATAAGCTTTGATGTCTTCAGCCCAGGATGTCATCTGGTCAAGTTTTGGTAGGATTTCCTCAATTTCAGAGTTTTCAAGTAGCGGTGGTTTCTTAAAATCGAATGCAGCAAGTGCAAGTGAAGCTTCAGCTCTCTTACGACAAGTACTACGAACTTTGCAAAATTGGCACCATTCGCCACATGCAAATTCGCCTCTGCCTTCATATGCAAGTTTTGCTTTTGGAACTAAAACTTCATCAGCCCATTTAATTAAATCTTCCTTACTCATCTCATACTCACTTACATTTGATAATCGTGGTTGATAGATGATAAGGTGGACTTTATCGATGTCATATAAGGCATCAAATAGTTCAAGTGCTCCAAGTCCATAGAGCATCATTTGTGGGTTTTCGTGGGCAGATACCATTACGCCTTTACCGAATTTGAAATCGACTACATAGAGTTTCTTATCTGCTACAATGACGCAGTCGCCTGTACCAAATCCCTCTGGCACCCATTTAGAAAAGTCGAGCTTTTGTTCTATAAGAACAATGGGGTCTTTACAACCATCCTTTTTTATCTCTTCCAGTACCTCAAGGATTAAGTCTTTATAGCCTTCAGCTGACTCGTCCATTTCCTCGTTGTAATAAGTTAGATTTTCAGTTGGGTCAGTGCATTCCATATCAAGTGCTTTCTTTAGCTTATATTCACACAAGCTATGGGCATCGGTCCCTTCAATGGCATAATCGGATGGTGTATCCTCAATTGCCTCACATAGTCTTGCTGAAGGTTGGCAGTTAAGCCAGCGATGAGCAGAAGAGCTTGAAAGTAGAGCGTGTTTATCAGGCATTGTTCTCATCCTCCCACTTGCTTACTTCTTCAAGAATAGCCTCGTAGTCATCTTCCTTAACTTCTGAAAGTTTAGTTGCACCATACCTTGTGATGAGTTCTTTTACATCACTTGTTTTTCCTGCTCTTGATTTTTCAGCAAGAACGGCACGGACCTGTTCAAGAGTGATTTTTGGCTTTTCTTTTTTCTCAGGTTCTTTCAGTGCTTCATCGAAGCTTAACTGTCCCTCTGGCACATTTCCACCTAGCTCATCTACCATTTTTTCAATGGTGTTTTGAATGCCTGCTAGGTAGCCTGATAATTCTTGGAGTAAATTAATAACGTGCTTCATTATTCATTTCTCCTTTGTCTAAGCGAATGATGATCTCATCCACTTGGTTACTTGGGCGGACAATAATAACTTTCTTTCTTCTCTTTCCACCGAAGAGCTGGTCCAATCTATCGGCGGAGATGTGAGAAGGTTCTCTTGTTCGACCCTTTTGGTTTGGAACATTGTTGTAATGTTTCATAATTTGGGTTCCTCCTATTGTGATTTATTCGGAGAGTTTCATGCCCTCCTACTATTTACCGGTTTTCGAGGGCCCAAATTGAGGGTGTTAGTTAAAAAACTTTTGATATTTTTTCTTGATGCTTTCAATTGACTCTTTTATCGAGTTAAAAGCAGCACCTTCAGCACGTGCAATTTCAGCAATGCTCATGCCATCTTCAAGCATAAGTACGCGTCTGCGTTGTGTTTCTGTTAATGTAATAAGGAAGGCATCAACCTTTGCTTGGTTTTCTTGTCTTTCCTCTTCAATTCGATAAAGTTCATCAGGTGTTGGTGATGGATCTGGAACCATATCAAGAAAATCGACTTCATTTCCATCTTTGTCTTTTATAGTCAATCCATAAACTAAATGTTCGCTATGACGGTCGTAGTCATTTCTGAACTTTCTGTTTTCTTCATCTTGGATTTCTTGACACGTTCTTCTTTGGATACTCGCTCTTTGTGATTCAGGTGCATGTTTTAATCTGTATTGATAGTCGCCTTCAATCCAAACTTGAGCTTCCTCTTCAGTGATTTCAAAATAGCGGTATTTGTACTTGCCTCCGCCATAGCATTCTTCTAAAAATCTAACTTTTTCCATTTTTTTGACCTCGTTTACATTTATTTGAGGTGCAAAGAACGGAAGCAAAAATCACTTATTTTTGTAGGACCAGCTAATTGAAAAATTCATTGATTTATGCTATAATTGACACAAGCGTAATGGAGTCTATAACCCCATATTTTTAGTAGCATGAGTGTTCTTTCCACCTCATGCTTTAGTTATCAATTAGTCGCCTGGGCTTACGATAGAGTTACTGGACAGTTACGTTAATTTTTTATGATAAAAAGAGGTTTTTATGGCATATAAGATTTCTGGAGGTTACTTTTTTGCTCTTTTGTCCGAGATAAAATATACTGATGAGCTTATAAGCAGAAGGCAAAATGGACAAACCTCACCATGTAATAACGTTCAGCTATTTGATGACTTATGCGGAGTAATTGATGTTGAATATAAAGAAAAAAGTGTCCCTGGTAAGACAGTCACTAACTATAGGACGTGTAAAGAGGGACAAGGTGGAAAGGGTCTTGATACTTCCGAATGTGTTAAATATTTTAACTGCGGAATTAAAGAGCATTATGCCACCCTTGAGAAAAGAGCAAGAAAACTGTTTCAAGAGGACATATTAAATAACGAGAAGAAAAGAACTCTTTTTGTAAATCGTGTGCTTTTTTATTTAAATGAAGCATCAAACATAAAAGATACTGCGCTTTTTTACTATGGAGAGAATAATCAAATAACAAAGTCTGAATTGTTAGCGCTTCAGGAAATTGACTTAATAAAATTCTTTTTAGGTGTCTGGCATTTTTTAATAACAAAAATAAAAGATAATAGAGTGGCAAGACAGTTGTTTTTGGATACCTTTATAAGAAGCA